ACATGTCTAAAAATTTAGAATTTTATGAATGGTTTGTAGAACAAGATAATAAGTTCAATACTATTGAAGATTTTGTAAAAAACTTTAATGATAATGCTCCTTACAAAGGTATACCAATAGAATTTTGTATTGCAGGTAAAGAGTATATGAATAAGTCTGGTTATATAAATTATGATATGTGGTTACCAAAAGCAGAAAATAAAACATATGCTTATGGAGAAAATGTTATGGTTTATAATGAAGCAAAACATCTTAAAAAGATGGAAGTTAAGGAAGTAAAAGGATTTGGTGATGATGATGACTTCACAGCTCCAACTAAAGGTTCTTCTGACTTTAGCTTAGATTAACATCCCTTGTATAAGGGAGTTATTCTGACTCCCTTATATTTTTAAATTAAATGATTATGATTTCAACAAAGAATTTAATTTATGATTTGGCAGATGTGCCAAGAGAGTGGATATTTGAACACTATCTTAATTTAACAGAAAAACTTACAGGTCAAGACCTTAAGATAAAATCTGTGTTTAATTTACGTGAGAAAACTCCTTCTATGTGTATCTACATGGATAAAAATAATATCTATAAGTTTAAAGACTTTTCTTCCGGTAATGGAGGTGATACTTTAAGTCTTGTACAAAATCTTTTTAATCTATCTACTAGAGGACATGCATCTTTTAAGATAATAGAAGATTATAACCAATATGTTTTAAATAATGGTTTTAATCCTATAAAATCTTATAAACAACAAAGCAGATATAAAGTTACTGACTTTGAAATTAGGCACTGGAATACTCTTGATCAAACCTATTGGATGGGATATAAGATTGGTTCTAAGTTATTAGAGAAATATAATGTTAGTCCATTAGAATATTATATTATGCAAAAGACAGATGATAATGAAGTTTTGTCTAGTATAACTATCAAAGGTAATTATATCTATGGTTACTTTAAAGAAGATGGTTCTCTTTATAAAATATACCAACCTAAAGTAAAAGACAGTAAATTTATTAAAGTAAGAGATTACATTCAAGGTTCTGAACAGCTTACATATGATAAACCATATCTTGTTATTACTTCATCTCTTAAAGATTTAATGGCATATAATAAGTTAAAGTTTATTAATTCTGAAGCTATTGCACCAGACAGTGAGAACACTATGATTCCAGAAAATATTATGAGTTCTATAAGTTCTAAATATAAACAGATTTGTTTACTTTTTGACAATGATGAGCCTGGAATTAAAGCTGCTGAAAGATATAAATCTAAATATGGTTTTAATTATGTAGTTTTAAACATGGAAAAGGATTTATCTGATGCTGTTAAAGTTTATGGAATTGAAACTGTAAAAAAAGAATTACTACCTTTATTAAGAAATGTACTACAATGAGTTGGTTATATCAAGGAGAAAAGTTTAATAATTCAATGATACCTGAAAATGCAGAAGGGTTTGTATATGAGATGCAAGCTACTATTGATGGTAAACTTGTTAAGTATATTGGAAAGAAAAACTTTTATTCTACTGTAAAGAAGAGATTTGGTAAAAGAGCTTTGGCTCAAGTAACTGATAAAAGAACCAAAAAATATACTGTTGTTAAAAAAGAAAGCTATGAGAACTACTATAGCAGTAATAAAACTTTACAAGAAGCTCACAAAGCTGGAATTGAAATAAGAAGATATATGGTCCGTATATGTTTCTCTAAAACAGAACTTACTTATTTTGAAGTTAAGTTTCAGTTTACCAGAGAAGTATTAGAAAGGGATGATTTCTTAAATGGTAATATCTTGGGCCGTTTCTATGGTCCATTTAAAAAACAATAATTATGACAGAAAATGATATGACAGGCCTTCTATTACAGTTGGCTGACCTTGGTGTGACAGGAATTAAAGTAATCTACTCAGGTGGAGGAGATTCAGGTGCAGTTGATGAAATTATATATACAACAGAAAAAGTAACAAGTCTTGAAGATTTAGAGAACTTAGATCAGTATAGTGAAAATGTTCTTAATTTAAGAGATCTTAGCACATCTTTCTATTCAGATATAGAAGACTTTGCTACTTCACAACTCTTAGATAATATAGAAGATTGGTGGAATAATGAAGGTGGTTATGGAACAGTACTTATTAGTATTCCTTCTGGTAACTATACAATTAATAATAATATTTATTTTACTGAAACTGAAACATATAATCATAATGGTAATTTAATTAATAAAAGCTTAAACTAATGGCACATCCAATGCAACATTGCAAATCATCAGTTAAAAAATGGGGTGGTCAGTTATCTGATTACCAACCTATTCATGATTGGTTTGATGAAACCAAAGCTTGGATAGGACACAGTAAGCATAGAATGTTTAGACACCATAGTGAAGGTATATTTGAATGTGAAAAAGTATTTGGTAACTCATTTATAAATTCAGATGGTAAAACAGTATATACAAGATATGTTGGTGAACAACATGTAAAAGAAGACTGCAATGGATATATTCCAAGTGCAAAAGAATGGGTGGACAATATAAACAAGCCCACAGAATGGATGTTAAAAACACTAAAAATTGAAGACTAATGAATTTTAACAAAGAAGAAACAAGGAATATATTAAACATGTTACTCTCTAAAGATAAAGAAAATTCTATAATAGCTTTTTCATGTCTTAATAACTTTAGTAAGAAAGAACATTTAGGTGAGCTATTGGTATTATATCAATTTGGTAGAACACCAGCACAAGTATGGAAAGAAAATTGTAAAAAAGGTTTTAAATATATAAAAAATGTTTTACCTTTTAAAAGTTCAGACTATAGACTACCTTCCTCTAAAGTATTTAATGAGTTAGTAAACAATAAATGTAGTAAAGAATCAGTAGAACTATATCTAGAGTTATTTACTAATGATTTTTCTAATCATTTGTATGGAATGGGGTATCCAACAGATAAACTTGATATACAAATTAAAATAAAAGAATAATGGATAAAGTACAAAGTCTTAGCAAAATAGCAAAAGAATTGATGTTAATAGAGCCCTATTATGGGTTCTTTCTAATTATGTTGAACAAAACATGGAGACAAGATTTACCCACAGCAGGTGTAAGTAAGAATGGTATTAATTATCAGTTAGCAATAAATGAAGAGTTTTGGACAAGTCTAAGTGAAGAACATCAACTTGGATTGTTAAAACATGAGCTCTTACATATAGCTTTTGGTCACCTAACAAGTTTTGGTTCATTTAGTGATAAAAAACTAGCTAATGTGGCTATGGATATGGAAATCAATCAATATATTGATACTGATTGGTTACCTAAAGGTGGTATCATGATAGAAGATTATGAAGATCTTGATCTTGATGAAAAAGCAGGTTGTAGATACTATTATAAGAAACTACAAGAGCTTAAACAAGAAAAGGATAAGAATGGTACTTGTGGTAATGAACCTATGGATAAGTTACTAGATGATATAGAAAATGGGAATGTCCCTGATCATGGTACCTGGGAAGAGTTTGATGATCTTAGTGAAGCTGAGAAAAAGCTAATTGATAAACAAATACAAAAAGTTTTATCAGATGCTAAAGAACAAACAGTAAAGAAGAGAGGAAGAATACCAGGAGAAATAGAAGGAGTTATTACTATTGAAGAAATAGTTGCACCTAAGTTTGATTGGAGAGGTTATATGAGAAGGTTTACTGGAATTAGTACAAAGGTATTTACTAAGAAAATAAGAAGAAAGGAGAATAGAAAGTTTCCTGAAAGTCCTGGTCTTAAACTTAAGATGAAACAACATATGTTGTTAGGTGTAGATACTTCAGGTTCTGTAAGTGATTCTGAACTACAAGAGTTTATGAGTGAAATAAATCATATTTATAAAGCAGGAGTAGATGTTACTATAATTCAATGTGATACTTCTATTAGATCTATTGAATCTTACAATGGTAAATTTGAATTAAATGTATTAGGAAGAGGAGGAACAGAATTTGATCCTGTCTTAGAATATTATAATGAAAACCAAAAGAAATATACTAGTCTAGTATATTTTACTGATGGAGAGTGCTATACACGTGTAAAACCAAAAGGACATGTTCTTTGGGTTTTGTCAGAAAGATCAGAAATGAATGATGAGTTACCAGGAAAGGTAATTAAGTTAGAACTATAAAAATAAAAAGTATGAATCAAGTACAATTAAATGTAGAAGAATTAAAAAGTTTTATAAAGCATATGGTTGGTAATAACCAACATATTCAAGCTGAAGGTAAAGTTCCTGTAGCAATTAATATTGAGGGTGATGCTGGTCTTGGTAAAACTTCTGCTATTATGCAGTTAGGAAAA